CAAACTGTTTCCATGTCATTCTAATCATTATGATTCTCCTTGTAGTTAAAGTAGTCCGTCATCGTAATCGTCTTCGGGGTAATACGGGCGAGGTGCAACAACGGCATATTCTGCCTCACACGCCCGACATGCGACAGGTTCGCCATACCACCCTGTCGAGCCACATTTTGTTTTTGGTGTAGTTTCCGATGGTCTGCCCGACCAAGTGAGGTTAGGGCATTCCCCTTTTGATTTATTAATATCTCTCATTGGGTTCATTTGAATCTCCTTGTAGTCTTAATAATGCAAGTTTGTAATCAGTGCCTGACATGCGTCCGCCTACTAACTCCCATGCCTTTTCTCCCTCATATGAGGTGGAAGTCCACCCCATTATTTCGTCAAGTTCGTCTGTTATCATTACACTTCCTCCTCTAATAAAAGGCTATATTGTTCAAAGGTTCTTTGTTCATCCGCAATAAAATCATCTATATTTTTTGCGTCATCTTCAACCGCAGTTCCGCCAATGCCAAACTCATTGAATAATTCAATTTGCAATAAATATTTTTTAGAAAGCATCCATTTGCCAAAGTGGTATTTTTTTAATTCTTCTTTATTTTTACTAGCCTCTTCCCAACCAATACCATTTAAATAGTCTTCATCTGCAATTCTAGTATTTACCTGTATGGAATTTAATAGGGCGTTAATTTTTTTCAAGTTCTTTTTGTTTAATGTTTTCATTTTGTTTCCTTGTGTAGTTAATAAATTAGTAAAGCTACATAAGACATTACGCGACTATTTCAGACATGTCAACTAATACTTTAATTATTTTTAAGGTGGGTCAGAACAGATTTGGATACAAATATCAGAACAGAGGCACATACATGTAAAATTTAGTTTATCATATTGGCTCTCTGTGCGACTTTCTAGTAAGGGTTGATAGGTAAGGTTCAAGTTTACTTAAAGTGTCACTACGAGCCTTGTAGGTGCTATCTCGTTGATTTCATTGAATTTATAAGGTTTCGCTTTGTTCTGATTTCTGTTCTGACTTTTAATCTGTTCTAAACGTAAAGTAGAACAAATTTCTGTGGATTAACTTGTGGATAACTTTCGGTGCGAATTCCTTTAAACCCTTACTACTACTACTAATATTAAAATATTATATATATATAGAGTGCTGTATATTTTTTGTCTGTTCTGAATGTTCTGACTTTATTTAGAGCGATATGCTCACAGGCTTTTATGCCACACTGCGAAATCAAGGCTCTTGACTTTCGGAATCCTGAGAATTCCTATGTGTACTTTTAAAAGTCAGAACAATCAGAACAATCAGAACAAATCGATAAGTAAAACTTATCGTTAACCCAATGCCGATGGCGATGCCCTTTGATACCAGTCACTCATTGACCTTTGATACCAGTCACTAGATAATAAAAAGGGCGGATCTCTCCGCCCCCCACAAGGTACTCTGTTCTTACTTGCATTTTACCACGAAACCCGNTTTGATCCTTCCGGGCTTTACCTTTTGCATATAAAGCCACGATTGTATTTTTAGGATCTAGATGCCTAACATCCGTATCATCACCGGATATAACCCGGCGCCCTTCAAATACAACTGGGATGTTCTCAAGTTTATCAAATACAACCGCGACCCGTTTACCTTCTTTTAGTGCGCGGTCATTAAACTTCTTAAAACCTTTGGCGCCTGAATAGCTAAAAGTTAAATCGTAATTTTCCGGGAAGCTCTGAATACCGTTTATAGATTTTTCCCGGTTAGGGATCTTGGTATAATCATAAAATTGTATATCCGGGAAGACTTCCATAATGTTACGATAGTAAACGCCTTCAGAATAAAAACCGATATTTTCAAAACGAATGTCACTCGTACCATTCAAGCGCACTAAAGGCGTTAAGTTTTTACGCTCCGCCTTCTTAATAAAGGCGGTAATTTCTTTTGTTAACTGGTTGAAGTACTCCGCCTGATTGTTTAGATATAGTTTAGTTCTGTTTAATCTTGCATCGAATGCCATGCCCATGCGCCCCGCGGATTTTAAGCAAGCAATATAACACTCGGCATTTTTTGCATTGGCGCACAAGTTAACCCCGCTATCCGTATAAGGGCTTAAATATTGAATAGCCGTCATAAAGCCCTTTTTGTTTCCTTTGATTGTTTTTGCATCTGCTCCTATACTTAGTAATTTTGTCATTTTTGTACCCCTCTAATTGTGTTTTATAATTGTAACATAACTTTACTTATTTAAAAATAGTCTCGATCTCAATGCCCTTTGATACCAGTTACTAGATATAAAAAACCCGGGTTTCCCCGGGTTCCTCCTGTTAGTCTAATAAGATCATAAACGCTTTTGGGTGATACTTGCGAAACCAAGCCAAGCCATCTTGCATCATGTCATACATCGCTAAAGTTTCAGCTCCCATGATCGCGTCATACATCGCGACGGCTTGAGGTTCAAGTTCAACTGCATCCCCGGAAAATCTATTCTTAACTATTTCAGGTTTAGATCCTACTTGTAAACCTTTAAAGCTTTTTGGTATCTGGTTCATGATTGCACCTCCCATGGTTCACCTTCCTCTTTTACCGAAGTTATCTCCCAATCTAAACTTTGATCTACTTCCCAATCTTCGTTCGTTACTTTTTCGATCGCATCCTCTTTAGATTTGGCTTGGATAACTGCCACCTCTCCAACTTCCCTTATTGCATAAAGTGTAAATGTCTTCATGATTGACCCTCCTTTATTAGTGTAATTTCCGGCGCCCATAACTCGTTAACTTTCATACAGTCTTTGACATCATCTTGTGACATATACTTGACCAGACATAAAACTATATCCCTTGCGTCGACTAGTCCGTCATCAATTGCATTCATAACTGCTTCTCTGTTATCTATTTCCATTTGTATTTCTCCTTGTGTAAATGAATCATTATTATAACATTACTTTACTTATTATTACAACTTCGGTTCGATCTCGCGGTCCTTTGATACCAGTGATACTTGGTGTAAAAAAGAAAGGGAAGGCCGAAGCCCTCCCAATCCCCAAGGTAACTATTCGATGACATCACCGTTGAATCCAAGCTTGGTGGTGCCCTCCGGTTTCCTACTGCCGTCGGTATGGATTACTTCAAAATCATTGGTATCGTCGAGCGTTACATAAATGCTGGCGTGTCGACAGACCTCTTCGTCATATGTTTCATCTAGCATATCCCACACCAGGTTCTCGAGGTCGCGGTTGGCCCAGTGGATTTTCTCACTGATGCGGTCAAGTAGGTCATGGCCTTTGGTCCCTAACGCGTCTGACTTCGCAGTCATGTTGGTTTCAGACCTAGCCAAGTCAATGGCCGGCAGTGACACCTCAACTTCAAACTCGAAGCGTTGGGTTACAGTCACATGTGGTTTAGCTGCAGTTGTCCCTGATGTTTCTTCGTACGCTTTCTTTAATGTATCTGACATAATTATTCCCCTTTATTTTTATATTGTTCATTAAATTTTCTTGCAGTTTCTTTATATCCATCTAAATTCAACCATGTAACTACATCATGAACAGTCTTGTAATAATGTAAGGTTTTTGTATCTTCAAAAGAAACTAAGATATGCGCCGGACCATTCCAAATATGAATTGAACAGTTTTTTTCTACATTTTCAAAATTAATGTTAGTCATAATTATTGATGGGGGCTTTCACCCCCAACCCTTGGTTGTTATAAGTAGCGTGGATTGTCCAGAGTGTAAGACACTCGGGCTTGGAAGTCGCGGACGGCTTGCTGATATTTCTGAAGCCTTTCGTTTTCCATGCCCTTGCGGTACACGAAGTAATTGCCGGAAGTTGTAGCCCCGGTGTTTGAACCCGGAAATACCCAGGTTACATACTCGGTCTTCCATTGGGCTAGGACCACGCCTGCATGTGGTGCTTGGAACACTGCGAGGATTTGAGCCCCGTTGCGTAGTGTGCCTAGTACTTCTGCTTCTGTTTCAGTTGGTACATGGTTCATTGTGTTTCTCCTTGTGTACTCACTTAATTGTGAGCGTGCCCTAATTATAGCAAAACATGTCAAGTAACGCAAACCCCACCCACCCCCTACCCCCTCATTATTACGATTTTTTTTCTATTACTATATACATTCTAATATACTCAAATAACTGAATGTTTTACAAAAGTTACCAGATAGGCCCCCTTACTTTACAAATAGCCAATCAAAAAAATATTCCGCAAAAAATTCTTAAAAATCGAAATGATTCTCACTACCGCTTGATCTAGCTGAAGGACGTATACTACGAGTATGAACATCTTATACACACTGCTCTCGCTCCTTAACACCTGCTTATATTTAATGCTACTTTATGGTTTCTGTTTGTTATTATTAATTTAATCAGATATACTCATGGCATAGCTGCAAATAACCAAGGTGTAACGGCGAACACATGAGTAAACACAAACCTCCAGTACTCACTCCTTCAACCGAGGAAGAGTTAAAAGAAGACCTATTAGTTATTCCTGAAATAGAGAAAGGAATAGCCGTGCCTAAAAGTAAGAAAGAAGCTATTCCAGAAATGTCATCTGAACAAGAAGTTTCTATCCGCGCCAACACAATAAAGACAGTCTCCGATTTAGCTGGTGAAAATATAGAGCCCTCCAAAGAACATCAAGACCAAGCCGTAGAACTTGCGCGCGATATGATGACTAACAAGAAACTTAAACCCGAGTTCGCAAACTACCCCAATGAGACAATGGCGTTTCTAGCCGGACTTGTAGCACAAACTAATTGTATGATCGTTGAAGAGCTATCAGATTTAAAACTTTATACGGTTAATAAGTTTGTGGAATTATCAGCGATGGCAGAAAAAGATGCCGATAGAATAAAAGCTTTACGTAGTTTAGGAGAAGTGGACGGAGTAGATGCGTTTAAAAAGAAAACAGAGATTACGCACATTACTAAATCAGGAGATGAGCTAGAGAAAGAACTATTAGAAACTATAGAACAGTTAAAAGGCAAAGTCATTGAAGGCGAACATGAGGTAGTTGACGATGATTAGCCAGAAAGATTTAGACTTAATACAGCAGGCTCTACCTAGTATGACAGAGCATGAGAAGCGCAAACACCTAACGTTGCTAAAAGAGTATCAGAAAGAAATGACGAAGGAGATAGGGGTAGAGTCGTTTTTAGATTTTATAAGACACGTATATCCCGGTTATATTATAGGAGCGCATCACAGACATTTAGCTCAGATATTTCAAGATATAGCAAACGGCGAGAAAAAAAGAGTTGTAGTAAATATAGCGCCGAGGCATGGTAAAAGCGAAATGATAAGTTATTTAGCCCCCGCATGGTTTTTGGGGAAGTATCCAGCCAAAAAAATTATTATGTCTTCTCACACCGCTGACTTAGCAGTTAACTTTGGTCGACGCGTGAGAAACTTAGTAGGTTCACAATTATATAAGGACATATTTCCAGATGTTGAATTACAAGCAGACAGTAAATCGGCTTCTCGTTGGGGCACTAACTATAATGGGGAGTATTTTGCTATTGGTGTGGGTGGTGCTCTTGCAGGTCGTGGCGCTGATTTATTTATTATTGACGATCCACACTCAGAGCAAGACGCTAAACAGAATCGCGCGGACGTATTTCTCCCCGCATGGGAGTGGTTTCAATCTGGTCCTATACAGCGTCTTATGCCTGGCGGCGCTATCATTGTTGTTATGACAAGATGGTCTAAATTAGACCTAACGGGACAAATAATGGACCAAATGACTAAGAATGATGAGGCAGATCCGTGGGAAATAGTAGAGTTTCCGGCTATATTACAAGATAAAAGTGGCGAAGAACGCGCTTTATGGCCAGAATTTTGGGAGTTAAAGGAATTGCAACAGAAACGTAGCGTTTTAGACATACGATACTGGAATGCGCAGTACTTACAGAACCCAACATCTGAAGAAGGGGCATTAATTAAGCGAGAATGGTGGAATATGTGGGAAGAAGAAGATCCACCTAGTTGTGAGTTTATAATAATGACACTTGATGCTGCACAAGAAGCTAATAATAGAGCTGATTACAACGCATTAACTACATGGGGCGTATTTTTTAACGAAGAAGTCAATAATTATAATATAATACTACTGAACGCAGTAAAAGAACGACTAGAGTTTCCAGAATTAAAGAAGCTTTGTATTGAAGAATACAGAGATTGGGAGCCTGATGCTTTTATTGTGGAGAAAAAGTCAAATGGTGCTGCGCTTTACCAAGAATTTAGAAGAATGGGAATTCCAGTGGGTGAATTTACTCCGGGGAAAGGCCAAGACAAAATCAGTCGGGTAAATGCAGTATCAGACTTGTTCAATGGAGGAGTTGTTTGGGCACCAGACAGACGTTGGGCGCATGAAGTTATTGAAGAATGTAATGATTTTCCTAGTGGTGCTAACGACGATTTAGTAGACGCAACAACACTAGCGCTTGCTCGCTTTAGGCAGGGTGGATTTATTCGCTTGCCAAGCGACGAAGAAGATGATATACAGATGTTTAAAGGTCGCAATACTAAAAAATATTATGCAGTGTAATTAGAGGATAAATGATGGCAGACATAGATAAGGGTTTATACGCAGCGCCGGAAGGCATAGAAGAGCTGGCTGAAAATGAAGAAGCGATTGAGATAGAAATCGAAGATCCAGAAAAAGTAACTATTGGTATAGGAGATAATGAAATAGTTATTGACCCGGATGCTATGGATGATGAGTCGTTTGATTCTAACTTAGCTGAAGAACTAGATGAACGGTATTTAACAAAGCTTTCATCTGAATTACTTGAAGATTATAGCAACGACGTAAACTCAAGAAAAGATTGGCTTGAAACTTATGTTGATGGGTTAGAGCTATTAGGATTAAAAGTTGAAGAACGTACTGAACCGTGGGAAGGCGCATGTGCTGTATATCACCCTCTCCTATCCGAAGCATTAGTTAAATTCCAAGCTGAAACAATGATGGAAACCTTTCCAGCTGCAGGCCCTGTAAAGACTTCTATTATTGGTAAAGAAACACCTGAGTGTTTAGAATCAGCAGCGAGAGTTCAAGAGAATATGAACTATCAACTCATGGATAAAATGCCAGAGTATAGACCTGAACATGAAAGAATGTTATGGGGACTAGGTTTAGCAGGTAATGCGTTTAAGAAAGTTTATTATGATCCAGCACTAGAACGCCAAGTATCATTGTTTGTTCCAGCTGAAGATATGGTTGTGCCTTATGGCGCATCTAACTTAGAAACAGCCGAACGTGTAACTCATGTGATGCGTAAGACAGAACAAGAAATACACAACTTACAACAAATGGGTTTTTACCGAGATGTAGAACTTGGAGATCCTGACTATGACTTAGATGAGGTAGAGAAAAAGATTGCAGAGCAGATGGGTTTTGATGCAACTAATGATAACCGATATAAAATATTAGAAATGAATGTTAACCTTGACTTAGAAGGTTATGAAGATGAAGACAAAGAAGGTAAAACAGGAATAGCGCTACCGTATATAGTTACCATAGACAAAGGCACATCAGAAATTTTAGCTATACGTCGTAACTGGAAACAAGAAGATTCAACTAAGTCTTCAAGACAGCATTTTGTACATTATGGATATATACCAGGATTTGGATTTTATTGTTTTGGCCTGATTCATTTAATTGGGGCGTTTTCAAAATCAGGAACAATGCTATTAAGACAATTAGTTGACGCAGGTACATTATCAAATCTTCCAGGTGGATTTAAAACTAGGGGCTTACGTATTAAAGGTGATGATACACCAATTGCTCCTGGAGAGTGGCGCGATGTAGATGCTGCAGCCGGAACACTCCGTGATAACTTGATGAACCTCCCGTATAAAGAGCCAAGCCAAGTACTAGCTCAATTGATGGATAAAATTATTGACGAAGGTAGACGCTTTGCTTCTGCTGCAGATATGAAAGTATCTGATATGTCAGCTAACTCTCCCGTGGGTTCTACACTTGCAATACTAGAACGAACGCTCAAAGTAATGTCGGCAGTTAATGCTCGTATCTACTACTCAATGAAAAAAGAGTTTGGATTACTTAAAACATTAATTAAAGACTACACAGATCCAAACTATCAATATGATCCCGCATCAGGAACACCAGGGGCTAAACAATCTGACTACGATAAAGTTAATCTTATCCCCGTTGCCGATCCTAATGCTGCAACTATGGCACAGAAGGTTGTACAGTATCAAGCTGTTATGCAAATGGCACAACAGAACCCAGACATCTATGATTTAAAAGAACTTAATAGACAGATGCTTGAAGTTTTGGGAGTTAAAAATATAGGAAAACTTATTCCTACAGAAGACGATGCAAAAACTGCAGACCCAGTAACCGAGAATATGAATATGGTAAATGGAACTCCGGTTAAAGCGTTTTTATTCCAAGATCATAAAGCTCACATCGCAGTACATACTGCGTTTAGAGATGACCCTCTTGTTCGAGAAATGATAGGACAAAATCCAAAAGCACCACAAATGCAGGCGGCAATGGAAGCCCATTTAGCAGAACACTTAGCTTTCCAATATAGATTAGAAATTGAAAAACAGCTTGGCGTACCACTTCCGGAAGAAGACGAGGTATTACCTGAAAATATTCAAAACCAAATAGCAAGACTTTCAGCTGATGCGGCGCAAAAACTATTACAACAAAACCAAGCAGACGCATCGCAAAGAAAAGCTCAGAAATTACAAGAAGATCCGTTAATTCAAATGCAACAGCAAGAGCTTCAAATTAAACAACAAGAGTCTCAAGCTAAAGCGCAGAAGATGCAAGCGGATACTCAGCTAGACGCAGCTAAGCTTGAGTTAGAGAAACAAAAATTAGAAGTAACTACACAGCGTGACGTGATGTTAGAGCAGGCTAGAATTACTTCACAAGAAACTATCGCGGGAGCCAAGATTGGAGCCGAAGCTGAAATGGAGGCTAAGCAAATAAAAACTAAAGAAGTTTTAGAAGGCGCCAAATTAGGAGCAGCAGCTATTAACAAACAAAAAGACGTTATGCTGCGCGAAAAAGAATCTCAGATGCGTAATGCACCTAAGACGAAAGAATCCAATAATGGAGAAAACAACTAAATATAAAGGAATAACATGGTAGATAAGCAAACGCTCATGCTTCTAGCAACCCAGGTAGAAGAGAGACGCAAAGTAGTATTAGATGATTTGGGTTTAGGGGGAAAGGACCATACGGGATATGTAGGGGCAGTAGGTGAAATGGCCGGATACATGCGAGTTTCGAGAATGATTTCAGACCTTTTAGCAACGAACAGCAAAGAAGAAGAAGACTTTGAAAGTAGCCCTACGGACAGTGTCGTAAAGATAGGGGGTAAAAAATGACTATAGCCACCCCAGATAAACAAATAGTCTCCAGCTCTGGAGCACCTATTAAAACCAAAAATACTGAAACCACTGACGGTAAAAAAGTTAGCGAAGATGAGGCTTTAGCTAAACTAACTTCGCAGTTACCTGATGTTAAAGGATACCGTATATTATGTATGGTGCCTGAAGCAGAAGATACTTATGAAGGTGGGATTATTAAATCAGATTCTGTAAAACAATTACAAGAACATGCAACAGTGGTCTTATTTGTTATGCAGCTAGGAGATTTAGCGTATCAAGACGACGCTAGGTTCCCAACAGGAGCATGGTGTAAAGAAGGAGACTTCGTTATT